AATCTAAAAAATTAGGTAACCAAAAGAATCAAAGTGGGATACCAAATAATACAAATATTACAGTTAATGTTAATGGCCGCTTAGGTGCATCTGATAGGGAATTGAGAGATATTGCTAAGAAGGTTGGGTCAATGATTAATAGAGAAATTAATAGAACCACATCAAGTGGAGGGATTATATGAGCGCGTTTACAGAATTAGACAATCAATACGTATGGTTAGATTTATCTTCAAGAGGAGATGCTGGTGCAAATTGGGCCGCAAATAGAATAGCATTGAAATGTGAAACAATTGCTATAAATACATCAAAACAAGTTTTATCACATTCTTTGCCCGGCTCTGGATTTTGGTATGGAGAATCAAAAACCGCCGCATTAGATTTAGGTATGACAGATAAAACTGTAAGTTTGAATGGCATTATTACAGAACAAACAATTACTAAAAATTGGGATTTAGAAGGCGAAACTAAAACAGATACTAGTAAATATTTAACTGCACATGAAATAGTTCAATTAATACATTCATATGTCGATTCATCATTCTTCCAAAAGAATCAAAATCCTAATAAATTAATTATTCTTATGCCTTCGAGAATTGATAATGATTGGGATTATTACACCTCAATGGACGAAAATACTTTACCGGAAAATGCTAAATTGATTCCCTTTACCTTTAAAACTAGAGATGCTGATAATTCTGGAACACCCGGAATTAGTGGTAGTCAATGGCCTAGTCCTGTTAGTTCCGCAACTGATGAAGTTCAATACGCATTAAAAGGGTTTGTTAGAAATTTTTCCACAACTTTCCAAGCAGGTCAACCATTTATTGAATTCTCTATGGATTTCCAAATTGCAGATGTATCATTCTAGGTGAAAATATGTATCAAGCATTTTTAACAAATAGGAATTCTTTAGTATTTCCTGTTCTTTGTGATGGGCATTTAAAAATTCCATATAGGGATAATATTCCTAATACGGCAACAAGTTCAAATACTGATGACTCTACATATGGGTTATGGGCATTAAACACATCATTTACAATAGAGGCTATTGTTACACCATATGATTGTATGGGATATTCAACTTCATCCGTTAAAACTTCAACCAAGACTTTACCATATTCTACTGATAGTGGAACTGAAAGCCACACATTTTTAGACGACTACTATCGTGGAACATATTCTATGTGTATTTTTTATAGTGATACCGCACAATTATATTTAGTAAATACTAGTTCTACTACAACAAAACCCGCAGAATATAAAATTCAATTTGTTGTTACTGCTGGAGGTGGAGCATCTACATTAAATTCTAGTGCAGTTATTACAGGCGTAACGGGATATAATACACTTCATGAAGCACTATATTTAATTTCACCATATCATATTGCAGCATCTTTTAACGCTACAACAGGTTCAATGGATATTATTGTGAACAATGTAATAATAGCATCACAAGTTCACAGTAGTAAAAGTTCAACAAATATGTCTTTTGATATGGCAAATACAGATTGTTATATTGGAACAAATAATGATACCACCGCAATTGCATCTACTAGAAAACAATTCATGGGAGAATTGCATGAACTTTGTATTACTAAAGGTTATAAAGATTCATTTTCCGATATTCATACTTTAGTTCCTGCATATGAAAATTTGTTATTATATTTAAGATTTGAAGAGGTGGACGAATAATGGCTAACACAAATCTATTTATTATGTCCAAAGGTGAAAAACCCGGAAATACTCCTGCTCATGCGAGTGGTAATGTATATTATGATTGCCCAACAAACCCATTACTGATTTATAATGTAGATTTATTAGATTCAGGTGTTTATGTTAATGGTGCAGTAAACGCAGGGGCACAATCATATATTACGGTTGATTTAAATGATGGTTCTACAAATCCTATTCCTGAAGTATTCAAAGTAGGAGATAGTGTTTATGATGATACAGGAACATTAGTCGGTGTTGTTACTAGAACTCATTCTGATAAAATAGAACTTGCTGCTAATACGGCAGTATATCTGGCAAATAACGAACAGTTAAAATCAACATATAAATCTACTGCAAATAGAATTGTTTGTTATGAAATTAGAGGTTCACCAACTGACGGTGTAACAAATCCAACTGCTTCGGCAACTAATGGAAATGCCGGTGGAACATCTGGTGGCGCAGAATACGGGGTAAGCAATTCTGCAACATTTACAGTTTTAAATAGACAATACCCATCATCAGGATATGGGACATCAACCCAAATAGCAAATGGTTATTTACAAAATAGAGAAACTAGTCCGAGTTATAGAATAGAAATGGATTATACTACGCCCGGAACACCTTTACAATTATCAACTTCACTACTAAATACTAATGATTATTTCGTGACTCTTTTTGTTGATGAACCCAAAAAACAACATATGGCAAAAATAACAGAAATTACTACTTCTGATGCTGCCGGAGATTCTTTTGAATTTACACCAGCATATACTTCTGATATACCTAGTGGAACTAAATATGCTATTTACAAAGGCCCATTAAAGACTGATACAAATGTTGTTGCTATTGCTTATGGATTAGCAGGTGCAGGTGCTAAATATACAACAGATACAGATGAAACGGATGGAACAGGATTCGCCACAGATACAAGACATTCAGAAATGACATATGTTGCCACCCCAAATTTTTATTTCTATAATGATAGGTTAAATAAAGAAAATGAATTAGACCACAACTCAAAATATATTTTACATTATTCTAGGTCTGAAGGAACAACAGAAGTTCATTGGCAAAGATGTTTTATTACAACTGAAGATTTCGGTCAAAGAGTAAAGGATTACAGTAAATACGAATTAAAAATAGATTTAGTCGATGAATTAAAAACTTATGATGATATGTCAGCAGATGGGGCTGCAACTGCTAAACAGCATTATGGTAGTTCAGCCACAGGAACATATTCAACAAGCGTATCAGATTGGAATGACTGTTTTTTGAACCTGTTAAGAGATGAAAATGATGAAAAAAGTTTTAGTTTTGACCAATCAAATTGCACAGTTACTAGTGGAGATGCGACAATTACTCATCCTAGTAATGGTTCGATTATTGCAGGATTACCTGTAACTGGTTCAGGAATTCCCGTTGGAACAACTGTTCAAAGTATTACAGATTCAACACATTTTGAATTAAGCCAAGCGGCAACAGCCTCTTCAACAGCAGTTCTTACTTTTTGGACTAGCGATGCTATTGGCCCAAAAAGATATTTACATTATGCTTCTTCTCCACAAAAAGTTACTGGGCTTGCTCATGTTATAGATTTAGATATTTTCGAATCTATTACTAAAACAGGAACTTATATGAGTTTAACTTTGGCCGACCCTAAAAGGATTTATAGTAAGAAAATTAAAGAAAATGATAAAATTAGAATTTACAAAACTTTAGATTCTGAATTTATTTCTGATAATTATACTCACGCTATTTTTGGAACAGTAACAGGAACCACTTCATCTACAACCTTAACATTTTCAGGATTAGAAGATGGTCAAGATTTAAGATTATTATTAAGAAGTAGTTCTAATTATGATACTATCAGGATAGGTAAATATAATTATAGAATTACTGCGGTCGGTGCGCCAAGTGGTTCAGCCGCTACACAAACAATTACAATTGATGCATATAAATTAACTACTGCTAGTTCATGGACAACAGGTATTAGTGGGGCTGCTGAAACAATTACAGCCCAAATTGCATATAGGAGAGCATGGTCACCAATTACAAAAACCTTAATGGTTGATTTTAATATTGATACCATTGCTAATTATTCTGCTACAAGTGTTACTGCGGTTGATGATAGTTTAGTTACATTTACACAAGGGGATTCTACTATAACATATGTTGATTCTAAATTATATCAAACACAATTACAATTAATTGGCGGAGAAGCATCCGGATTAAGAATCCCAGTATTATATGGTGACCAAAAAAATAGTTTCCTTAAATTAGATTCAACAGTAGTATCTCAACAATTATATTTACCAAATTCTGCTACTTCAGATATGTTAGCATATTATTCTGGAACAATTTCTTTAGAAAAGAAAGTTTTCGAAGGGTATATTGAACTTATAGAAGATTATATTGAAGACGGGCAATATAAATTAAAATTACAAGGAAGAAATGAAATTAGCAAATTACTCGGCCCAATTGTAAATAAAAATTATAGTTACTCAGATGATATAATTTACTCATCATTAGGTATGTATTTTAATGGGGATAATGATGCTATTGTTGTTGTGGCATACCCATATTCTTACCGATTAGGTGATATGCAAATTAAATTTTATAATGCAGTTAGTTCCGAAGAATTACAAGTTGGTGATTTAATTTTTCAAATTGAAAGTGGGAGTGCAGGTTATGGGAATATAGATGCTGGTAATTTTGTTGGTGAAATTTCTTCTATTTCAGAATATGGCTCAGACCCCGGAGATGTAATTGTTAATTTATTAGATGGGGCATTATGTAGTTTTACACATGGAACACATAAAATAGTTAGAAAGGGATATGATTATATTTTTGCTAAAGCAATGGAACATACATCTAATATTTTACAAACTCCTACCTCTTTAGATAATACATCATCAAAGGGGTTATTTTTCACATCAGGAAAAGCGTTAGATTCTAATGGGTTAGCAACTACAAATTTAATTAATACTAGTATTCACTCTAATTCCGAAGCAGTAGGCTATCCCATTCATAACCCAAAAGGAATATCTTCGACTGTTTTAGGGCAAACAGATGGTGATTCTGCATTTATGGCTAGTTTAAGGGGAACAATTGATGGTGTTTCATATAATTCTAGTTTTGATGTTCCGAATGCTATATCTGATTTCGTTATTGTTAGTGTAGATTCAAATGAAGGTAAAGGTATTATTCGTTTAGCACCAGTTTCTCCTATAATTTTAGCACGTTCAGATGAAGATGTGAAAAATACTACGGGTGAAATTTTAGCAGATAGTGGTTTAACATTTGATGCTGTTACTTCTACTACATTAGATAGTAACACTTCTGCGTCAAAATATAGATTTTTCGGAACATATGCAAATGTTAATATTGGGGATGCCTTGTATAATTCTTCTGGTAAATTATTTGGTAAAGTAAGAGCCAAATATACTGATGCTTCAGCAGCCACGGCAGCAACTACTTATTATATTATTTTAGATAGAAACCCGAATGAATCTGGTATTACTGAAATTATAGATGGTGAAAAAATTTATACTATAGAAAATAGATATACTCATAATATTAGTCTATTAAATACTCAAGGGATTAATAATGGCGCAATTTTACAATTAATGAGTCATAGCATTTCTCCGGCGGGAAATACTCTACCATTTAATTACTTCATAAAACATAATAATGAAGCCACTTATGCTTGGGGAGATGCAGACTTTATTGAAAAATATGGTTCATTTATGTTTAGACTTTATGATATTCATCATTTTAAACCGGGTTCTGTTTATAAATCAAAACGTTTACACATTGATGAACGTGATGCTGATGTAAATACAAATAAAGAAGTTTATGCAACAGATACTGGTAAATTACAAGGGTTCGGAAAATCTTATAGATTTAGACCTTGGAATTCTTCTGCGACAATTCCACATACTACATTAATTACTACTAAATGGGATGGCCAAACTAGATGTAAAGAAATGGCAGAATTACCACCTGATGCTAGAAATGTAGAAACTGTTAGAGGCGGAAATTTTGAAAATTATACAAGATATAATAAGGCTTTATTGGTCGCAGATGTTCATTCTACTGATACAGCAAGCACATTTAATGCAAATATGGCTGCTAGAGCATCTGCTGATATTGTATTAAATTCTATAACTGCAACAGGTGTCTATACTGAAGGAACTCATTTATTCAATTTTAATGGAGACTTTTTAGGAATAGTTAAAAGTGTAAATCCTGGCAGTAATACTATTACTCTTTTTGATGTTAATGAAAATGCTGTTGCTTCTGGAACAAAACCAAGAGTGAATATAGTTCATATTCGCCAAACTTATCCAAATGGCACCACAGTCAATGAAACAGTAAATAATAATACTTATCCATTGTGGGAAGTTTATCCTAAATTATTAACTCTTGCTAATAGATTCGATTGGGCATATAAACCAGATGGAACTGATGCTTCGTCAGGTGGTGAACATTTAGGATTTACTTTAAATGGTCTTAATAGAGCACAAGATTATTTAGAATTAATTGACCCTAAATGCACAAAATATTATTTATTTGGTAAATCAGATTTATATCCAGAATGTGCAAATAGAAAACAAAGTTTATTTTATGGCAATAGAGATATTACAGACTACAATTTAATGCTTAAAAGCAAGGGTGAAGCAGAAGAATCCACAGTTCCAGATGGATATTCAGGCGCAGCATCTAGACAAACATATAAAGATGATTCATATGAAACAGTTGTAATAGAACAATCTAATAAAGAATTAAATGAATTATCTAGATATAATCTTATGAGATTAATTGAAGTTACATACGACTCACATTTTAATTTAATAGACCCTGAAAACCCCCCACCTATTAAATCTGGTATTGAAGCATTTAAATACACAACATTTAATCCAGTAGAATTAGTGACAGGAAGCAGCACCAATCCATATATTACAGCGTATAATACTGATAGTGGAACAGAAAGAACAAATTTTAGTTATACTGGTGATGCAAATAATTTAGCAAATGGTGATTATTTGTTTACAAATGATGGATTCTATTTAGGAAGAATTGCTACTTCCAATGGGTTAAATTATCCTTCTTCCGGAAAAATCACTAATGCCACAGGAAGATGGAATTATGGGTCACATGGATATGAATATAAAGGCCCAATTTATAAAGTTAGTAAAACAGGAGGTAATAGTTTTTTGAATTTTGACTTAATTGGTAGAGCAGGGCAAGATACACTTTCAGGTTCTAGTAAAAAACCGAGCAGATTTAAATGTAATTTAATGCAAGGTGCAGTTCACAACCCTAATGGTTCAGGGGCAAGAGATGAAACGGAAAATTATGATACTTCTCTTGGAACCCAAGATAATATAATGCACCCCTTAGTGGGCGTTTGTTATTTAACGGAAGATGTTGATATTACGTATAATGGCACTAATACAGGTGCAACTACAAGTATATCAATAAATGGTGACCCAACAGGTATAATTTGTGCAGGAGATATAATTTATGATGGAGCCAAAAAAATAGGTATCGTATCGTCAGTAGTGAGTGGAACAATAACTTTAAAAAGTAATAAATCGGCTCTTATTACTACAACTAATACAAATAATGTCGACAAATATGAATCCATTCTTGGTAATTCTACGGGTGAACATTCATCTGTAATTATGAATCATATGAAATTTACTGCACAATACAAGGCAGGTGTTAGTGACCATCAACATATTGAACATATTTGGCAAAATCAAAGAATTGTTATTTTAGAAAGACACCCTCTTAAAGAAGAAGGTGGTGCAGATGCGCCAATTAAAAACAAAACAGCAGCAGGAATGAATATACTACCCTCATCTACTTTTTACTGGGGACATCAAAATAAGGCTGACGTTAGAACTAAAGGCGTTCAAAGAAGTAGTTATTGGTTCCAAATTAAAGATGGAATCGGAATGGCAGATTACAAGGGAGATGGTTGGTTTGCAGGGTGGATGTCTGGTAACGTTTATATGGGCGATGGAACATATTTTGTTAATAAGCCGTTGTTATTCTTAGATTGGAATCAAGCCAAAGGAAATGATGGGGCAAGATTAATGGATGATGGTTATGAAAGAAATCTTACAACTACAACAACTACCGGAACTCATAACACAACTACATATGGTGGAACTTTAAATGTTACAGATGCTACTAGTTTCGCTGATTCTGGAACAGGTCAATTACATGGTGAAGAATTTACTTGGACAAATAAAACTTCTAATACATTAACTGGTTGTTCAGGATTAGGGGGAGGAATGATAATTGGTGCAGGGTCAGTAATTATTGGTGGTTCAAAGAAAGAAACGCTATTATTAACAGTTGATAATGATTTAAATACTAGGTCTTCCTTAAACGCAATTGATGAAGCGAATATTTGGTTAGATTATGCCCCAAATTTAACTGGTTATTATTTAGTATCTTGTGAGGGGGTATTTACAGATTCACCTGATGCAGAAGTATTAGAAGACGTTGATGCAAGTTGGTGGAATCAATATTCATCTGCAGAAATTTCTCCATCAAGGATTCATTATGTTATTTCACATATTAAATCTCCAAATCAAAATGGTTCAATTAAACACTTAATTACAATTGATAATCCTCAATATACTGGAAGTTTATTAAATTCAACTATTTTTAGAGTTATGAGAACAGCAGAAATTTGCACTTATGATTTTACACCAAAAGAAATACCACTATACACATTATCTTCTAGAACAACTAAAAAACCATATGAAAAGAAAACATATGATACAATACCTAATTTTACTTTCGTATCAGAAGAAGACTTAACTGATGAAGACGGTAATGTAGTAGCAACAACCTATGAACCATTACATATTCCTAGAAGCGAATTAGGTCGCCCTACTGTTAATGGGGCCAATTTCGTATTTTCTTACGATGCATCTTCAGGTGAGAATTGGATAACTAACACTACTGATAGTCCATTTACAGAAGCAGCGGGTTGGTCTAGTTATGAGGTTGATTTTGTTGAAATTAGTGGATGCGCAAATTCTAATAATAATAGAGTTGTTGCTGACCGATGTTATGCTCGACGTATAAGTGATACTAAAATTGAAATAAAAGCCAATGCCAATTTTAGCGGTTCAACCTCGAATCCAAATTTTGCTAGCGAAAGTCCCACAGATATTGAAATAAAAACTCAAAATCCATATGTTCTTCGAGAAGGTAATGATGGGATATTATCTATGTATGTAATGGTGGACCCTGATAATACATCTAATAGTGAATATTTAATACCTAGAGAACACTCCGATAATTGGAAATTGTTTGGTGATGAATCTGAAGACAAACCATTAAAAAATGGCACATATCCCTTTACTTTAACTGATGGTCATACAACTTATACTACTAATATTAAGTTCTCTTCACCATTAACTTCATCTTCTAAAAATAATAGAGCGATAACTGCAAGATTTGCTGAAATGAAAGAAATGATTGGTTGCGTTTCTCTTGGCACACCATTTACAATTATCACCCCTAGGCCCATAAAATTAAGAGACATTAAAAGTGCAAAAATAGGAACGACCGTTACTATTTGTAATGAAACTGAAGACATTATAGAAGATATATTAGAAAATGAAAATATTACTTATACTGATAGCACAACAGAATATCCTAAATATATTGCACCTAATTTTCAAGGAGTTGATGTATTTACTGCATCAAATTATTTGGCTAAATTAAAAAAGAAAAGATTAACAATTGATGTAGATACAATCAAATTAGAGAAAACTGATGCTAATTTAAGATTTTTACCTATAGAAATTTCAGAAGACAAATCCGATGAAATAAATATAATTTCAGTTAAAAAGAAAAAAGCAGCATACGATTTCTATAACCACATTACAGTTTATGGTAGAGGTGTTAAATCTACGGCTAGAAATCCTAAAAGCATTAAAAAAATAGGTAAAAAGGCTTACGAAGAATTTGATAATAAACTTGCTACTGAAACGGAAGTTAATGAAAGAGCGAGAGCGTTATTAGCAACACATTCTGATAAGGCATTTACAGTAAAAATAGAAACTTCAACAAAAGGATTAGAACATCTAAAAGCAGGAGATATTGTTACAATAGAACTACCTAGAGAAAATATTGAAAGAGGCCCATATTTAGCACTTCAAATAGACCATACTATATCAGGCAATTTAAGTATCATTTTTGGCGCATATAGTAAAAGTATGGATGTTCGCCTTGCTGAATTATTAGCAGAAAATAAAAAAGTAGCCGCATATTTAAGAGGAAATAGGTTTAAAGGCAACTTAATTACAAACGAATTAGTAGATACAATTAAAATAAAAACACTTAAAATCAAAATTACAAAAACAACTACTTCCTCAACAGGAACCTTTATAGGATTCACTACCCCCATGAATACTGGAACCTATACAATGGGCTTTACTGGTTTAGGACAAACAACAACAACATTATTGGAGAAAGACTTATGATAACTGAAAAAGCAAAAAGAAAAGTAGCCCTTTTCTTAAAAGAATTTATTACTGCGGCTAATGTCGGTGTAGGCGGTAACTCGTCAAACCCTAATTCAAACAATTTAGATGTTCCAATTCTAACTACGAAAGTTTCAACAACTAATACAGAATCAACTGCGAATGTTATTGATTTTACAGCAACATTCACAGGCGCACAATTAGATGGTAATACTGTAAGAGAATTTGGTATTTTTGGTGAAATGCCGGGAGATGACCAATATGATGAAATGCGATTAGAAGGTGTTCAAATCACAGGAAGTGGTGCGACAGATGGAACAGAAGCAACCGTTGAAGAAATTATGCTTGCTAGAGTAGCATTTGATTCATTAGGAACTTTTAGTTCATCAGATGAATTAGAAATTACATTAACGGTGGAGGTGGAATAATGACAAGCACACTTAATCCACATTTTTTAAGTCAAATGGAGGCTACTCCTACTTTAAATCTTCAAGATGGGACAGATTATCCGCATAGTGGTTTATTCGATATGCTACATAAAGGATTAAAAGGTTCATTTGCATATAAAGCAAGTGTTACTGATTTTGATATTACACAATCAGGTGGCGGTTCATTCACTTCATTAGCAATTAAAGGCGGTGCAGTAATTAGAAATGGTGTAAGTGCAACAGTCGGTAGTGGAAGCGGAACAACTACAACAATTTTATTAGATACTTCTGTTGCAGAAGGCGGATTTACCGTTAATGGGACAAGTGTTACAGCAAATCAAGATGTTACACCTGTTTCCGGTGGAGATGTCTATTTGATGATTGTGGCCGATGCTAATGATGCGATTAAAATCAGAGGAAGGAATGCTGATATTAATAAAGCACCAATGTTATTAACAACAGATATTCCAATTGCTATGGTAAAAATGACAGCAAATTCAGATGATGATGCTTCAGATAGACCAATTCAATATTTTACAACAGATAAAACTGAAAATGGATTAACTTTAATGTATGATAATGGTGGTGTTGCTGCCGCAGTTGGTCAAATATCAACATCAGCAGCAGAAACTCTATGGATGACAACAAATGATATTACTTTTGCTAATCCGGGAAGTCAAACAGATTTAATTATTCAAGATGCTATACCAACAGATGCAGCAACAGGACCGTCTTTATCATTAAAAAATAATAGGCCATCAGCAGCAAATAACGATATTGCAGGAACAATTAATTTTGTTGCTGCTGATAATGCTGGTTCTTCAGCAGATGCCCCAACAGCATCAATTGTTTCAAAAATATTAAATAATGTTGCTAATAATGAATTTGGAGATTTACGATTTAGTGTTGCTAATCAAAACGGTAGTTTACTTGAAACATTATCATTAGTTGGAAGTGCCGCCGCCGCAGATGCTAGAGTTGGTATAAAAACAGCAGCACCAGAATCAACATTAGATGTAACAGGAACTATTGGTGCAACATTTGTTCATGATACTGCTACTACTAAAAATTTAGATATAACAAGTTCTTTTGTAGTTCTTGATAATTCTAGTCCTGTTGCGGTTAATCTTCCAGCAGTAGCAACTGCCACAAATAGACTTTATTATTTAAAAAATAATGGCGGTGGTGCTGCTACACTTGAACCTAATGCAAATGGAGAACATATTATCATGGTAAATGGTGGGGTAGCATATAAAACAGGTGGTGGAAGTCCACAATTTGAATTGGCTCAAGGAGAATGGGCTACTATAACAGGCGGAACAGGCCATTGGTATCTTATTCAGAAAGGAACCGTATTGTGATGGTTTAATCTAAAATGGATTTAAAACAATGGCCCCTATCGCCCCTTCTAAGAGCATTGGAGGGGGCGGTAGTGGTTACACCTACCCGACATATTGAAGTCGCTTAGAAGGCATCCCTGACCCCTTTAGAGGGCATTCCAATTGGGGATTCGGGATAACTATTAGTGTTAGATTTTAGACCGAAAAAATAACATCTAAAATAAAATAAAAAAAATTTTAGGCCGAGGGAACCGAAATTCCCCCGACCTTTATTTTTGTCTTGTTAGACCATAATACAAAACATTCCCTGCATTCCCAAACTTTAATTGAATCTGCCGACCCAACATAAACCCCAATTACCCTTCTTGGGATTGTTTGCATATTACATGCTGGACAGTTTTGTTTTAGTCCCATCATTTTTCACCGCGTTTAATTTTTTGCATGATATTTTCCATGTATTCTTCAATTGTATCTTCTGTAATGCTTGTTTGACCAAACGCCGCAAAAAATAGAACTGAAATAACCATTAGAAAAATAATCCACGCGAACACTTCACCTGTTTCCATTTATTATCACCATTCCATTTTTAATTCTATAAATTCTTCTTTGTCAATACTAAAGGCTTTTATTTCATTATCTAACCCGTGTTTGTATAAATCATAAACTAATTTACAATCCTTCAAACAATAATCGACTACTTCTTGATATTCACCTGCTTTCCATAATGCAGGAGCCATAACACTTTCTAAAGATTTAGTTTCACCTAATGTATTATCTACTAAATTTTGTAGGCTAATTCTTTCACCATATTGCTTTGTAATTTCTTTACTAGTATCAATATATTGCTTATCATTTAAAAATTTCTTAACAC